GTACGGCAACACGAATGAGCGTACTCGTATTGAACTTCGAAACAACTGCAACTACTTGCACAACGTACTACGAACTTTTAACCGAAGAAGGTAAGTGCTTAAAGGCGGACAACTACACTTTAACCGAGGAGCAGTTCGCAGCTTGGGGACAAGACAACAACGTAGTAAACGAGTATGTAGCTGATGCTATCGGGGTTACAATTTTGTAAAAACACGAACTATGATAACGTTAAATGAAGAACAAGTAAAGCAGTTAGAAGCAATCCTCGCAGAAATGCCGATGAAATTTGGAGTGCCTGTATTAAACATTTTGAACGCTGCTGCTAAGGCGGAGGAAAACACGGATGCAGAAGACTGAAGTACAAAAGGAGTTAGAGAAGTTTAGAGACTATGTAATTAGTCAGTCAAGACGCAATTTGTCAAGGCTGAAAAAGAACTCATCTAAACGCTTGTATCAGTCTATTAAAGGCGATGTGAAAGCAATGCCTAACTCTATGTCGATTCAGTTTTCAATGGAAGACTATGGAGTCTTTCAAGATGCAGGGGTGTCAGGTAAGAAGAAGAAGTACAATACTCCTTACTCCTATAAATCCAAGATGCCCCCACCTAAAGCATTTGACAAATGGATTGTGCGAAAAGGATTATCTCCAAGAACATCAGGAGGTCAGTTTAAAAGCCGCAAAGGTTTGTCTTATGCTATTGCTCGTAGTGTGTTTATGAACGGCATCAAACCGAGTTTGTTTTTTACTAAGCCATTCGAAGCTGCGTATAAAAGATTACCTGAGGAACTCGTAGAAAAATACGGATTAGATGCGCTAAAATTATTCAACCAACAAGTAGACCAAATAATAAAACAAAATGGCTAACATAAATGCAAGGAGTCCATACATCGTAACAATAAACGAAACAGGGCAAATAGAAACGAAATTAGAAATCTATCTTTGGAATGGTACAGGCTCAATGCCTGCCTCACCTCAATACACGCTTTCTAAGCTCATTCCGTCTTCAAATAACCCTGCAACATATTATGATGTTTCTCCGTTCATTAGAGAGTATATTTCACACGCTGCCCTTCAGACTATCGTAACCACGATTACCGCAACCCCGAGTGCGCAATGGTGCAATGTTGGCTTGAAGCTCTTTAAGAAAGTGACTACCTCATTCATTCAGGTAGGCTCAACTCAAACGCATTTTGGTTTGGATGGCTACGGATTTTACTTAGACGGAGCTAATCCTGCTTTGGGTAACTATTTACTCAGTCCATCAACGTATACTTACAATTACGATTTATCAGGTGAGTACGGATGGTTGACGTTATACACAGGCAGCGGCAACTCGGTCAAATACACGAACCTTTCAACGGGTGCAACTCAAACCACAGGATTGACTAACAACGTATGGCGAGACGTTCCAAGAGTATACACAACTTACGGAGCAGTTGGCAACAAGTTAGAAATCATTACAGGAGCAGGAGCAGTTTTATACACGGCTAACTTTGTACCTAAATCAGAATGCAAATACACACCTGTTCAGATTGACTTCGTAAACAAGTTTGGTGCTTGGCAACGTGAATGGTTTTTTAAAGCATCTTACAACGGATTGAGCGTAGAAAACACGGAGTACAATCTGATGCCTTTAACCTACCCTGCATACGATACAAAAGAAGGTCAGAGAAAGGTCTTTAATGCTAACGGAAAGGAAACTATCCGAGTGAACACCGATTGGGTGTCTGAGAGCTTCAATGAGGTCATTAAACAAATGATGTTAAGCGAAAGAATACTGATTGATAAGAAAGCTGCCAAGCTAAACACGAAATCCGTAGACCTTAAAAAATCTATCAACTCGTCTTTGATTAGCTACGAAATGGAATTTGAATACGCATTTGACACCATCAATTCAGTATCGTAATGAATAGAAGCGTAACAATATACATCGAAGGTCAGCGCATTGAACTCTTCAACGATGAGACTATTAACGTAACATCGTCAATTCAGAACGTTCAGGACTTATCTAAAACTTACACGGACTTTTCGCAAGGATTTACCGTTCCTGCAAGTTCGCACAACAACGCAATCTTCGAGCATTGGTATCAGTCAGATGTCAACGCAACTACTGACCCGAATCTAAGAAAAGACGGGTACATTGAAATAGACTTATTTACCTTTCGTAAGGGTAAACTACAATTAGACGGAGCAGTAATCACCAACGGCAAACCATCGGCTTACAAAATCACGTTCTTTGGAGAAGGTGTAACGCTTAAAGATTTGTTTGGAGAAGATTTACTATCGGATTTAGACTATACGGCACTATCGCACAATTTTACTTCTGCGCAGGTTATTACCCGCATCCAAGACAATACCAATGCTTACGATGTAAAGTATCCGCTAATCACGTCTAATCGCATTTGGGAGTATCAGAGTACACCTGTAAACGTTCCTTTTCCAAATTGGCTTGTAAACGTCTTAACTCAAAATGATATTCACACCACTTCAGGAGCGATAAATAAAGATGAGTTGTTTCCTGCAGTTCGGGTAACTAAGATTCTCGAAGCTATAGAGACAAAATACGGAATCACATTTAACGGAACATTCCTAACTGATGAGCGATTTACTAAATTGTTCTTATGGTTTAAGGGTAAGGAAACGCTTGTAAAAACTTCTTACGGATATGACTTAACTTCGACTACGGTTGTTCCTACGTTTGTTAATTACGATTTAACGCAAACTTACACGGCAGCAACTAACACAATTCACGTTCAGGAGCTATCGGGTGTAATTACGCACCGCTTGATTTACAACGTTACGTCAACTACAAGCTCGGCTGATTACTACATTGACGTATATCAAAACGGAAACTTATTCAATACAATTGTAGGTTTTGGAACAGGTACTTACACTTTAGATAATATTAATCAGGTGATTGGATTAGATGCGTTATACACTATAAAAATACGCACGGCAGGCACTAACACAATAGGGTCAAACTTGGTTTATGAAGTTGACTACGTTACAACAGGCTCGGTAAACACGGACTATCTTACGGTAACTTATTCGTCTTTGGCTACGGCTTTAAGTATAGACCTTTCGGCTAATGCTCCTAATATAAAAGTAGGCGAGTTCTTGAAGGGAATTATGCTGATGTTCAATATGACCATTTACTCGCTTGTAGAAAACGAATATTGGCTTGAGCCGTTAGATGATTGGTATTCCAAAGGCGCACTTGTAGACATCTCTCAACACACGGACGTAACTACTATAGAAATGGAGCGAATGCCGCTTTACAAAAAGATTCAGTTTAAGTTTCAAGATTCCGAGTGCTTCCTAAACAAGAACTTTTCTCAGACCTATAATCGCAGCTACGGAGACACGACTTATCAATACAATTACGATGGTGGCGAGTTTACTATCGAAGTTCCTTTCGAGAATCTACTACAAACCAAGTACAACGGCACGCAAGACTTACAACTCGGCTACTCTTTGAACGGGGAGTTTTCTCCGTACATTCCTAAGCCTGTTTTATTGTATCAATACGACAACCAAGTCACGGATTTTAAGTTTGTCAACGATGGAGGTGGTCACTCAACAATCACAACTTACACTCCTTTTGGGCAGGACTTAGAATTTAACAACTCAGACATTACGCTAAACTTTGCGCCTGAGACGTCAACGCTTTTGGAGTACCCAATTCAAAACACGCAGTTCAGTCAATACTATTTTAGTTACTTGTACAACCTTTACAACCTCAAACAACGATTGGTCAACGTAAAGACGAACCTACCAACAAGCCTACTAACAAACCTTCAGCTCAACGATAGGCTAATCATACGAGACAAGCGATACATCATAAACGAAATGAAGAGCAACTTGAACACGGGAGATGTAGACTTCCAACTAATAATGGATTTCAGACCCGTAATCAATTCAACTATACCTATTCCAAAAGCTGCTACGGCAGGTGGCGATGTGAACTATCCTGTGAACTTACCTAACGGAGCTTATCAGGCTGATTTAGCCTGTGAAAACTCGGATGTAACTTTCTCGGTAAATCCTGTGGAGAGTTCTCAGATTATTCAAATAGGCATTCCTTCAGGTTCAGCAGGTACGGTTTATACAATCCGCATCACTTATAGTTATTTAGATGGTACAACGAGTCAAGAATACTTTAACATATTCCAATGATACAACAAATAGTCACAATGCTGCAGTTAGATGACTTCTACGGAAACACGGAAGCCATAGACATCGCCAAAGGAAAATACAAGCTACACACGTCTCTGAAGAAAGCAATTAAACAAGCAAAACGTGAACTTATAAACAAACAAAATGGCAGAGGTTAAAAACATACAAATAAACGTAGATACCAAACAAGCTACAAAGGCGATGGACGACCTCGCCAAAGCTACTCACGATGTCTCTGCAAGTTTTGAAGAAGTATATGGCGATTTACAACCGCTCACAACTCGTATGGGCGAGGCAGAAGACCGCTTGTATGAGTTAGCCAACGCAGGACAAACCGCAACACAAGAATACCAAGACTTATTAAAGACAGTAGGTAACTACCGCAAGGTTCAGATTCAAACGGATATGGCAGTTGATGCTGCTGCTACTACAATGACTCAAAAACTCGGTGGCGCATTAAATGGTGTTACTGCAGGGTTCAGTTTGGCTCAGGGTGTAATGGGTACGTTTGGTGCGGAATCAGAGCAAATAGAAAAGGCTTTGCTCAAGGTTCAGTCAGCAATGGCTATTCAGCAAGGTATTCAAGGATTCAGAGAGGCAGTTCCGTCATTTAAAGCGTTAAAAACTGCAGTTGTATCAGGTTTCACGGGTATGACTACGGCATCTAAAATCTTTATGACCACAGGTGTACTTGCTTTGGTTGGTGCGTTAGCATATTTACTGACTAATGTAAAAGTTGTTACTCGTGCTTTTGAGGATTTTACGGATTGGTTAGGTATAACTGACAACGCTGCTAAAAGAAATGCTAAAGCCATTGAAGATAATGCCAAAAGAGTAACTGCCGCCAATAATATGGCAATGGAGTCTTCCAAGAAAAGAGCTGATGCAATAGCCGCAAGTTATGACCACGAAATCAAAATGGCTGAAATCAATGGCAAGAATACTACTAAACTTGAGATTGAACGCAGTCAGAACTTATCTCAGAAGGCAAGAGAGCGTTACAACATAGCATTAAAAGAATACAACGATTTACAGGGTATCAATAAGGCTTATGCTATAGAAAGACGAAGAGAGCTAAAGGATATTTTAGACGCTGAAAGGTCAACAATACAATCAGAAAGATTTGCAAGAGAAGAAGCAAGAGCGCAAGACAAGAAGGATAGAAGTGAGGACTATGCAGAACAAAAAGAAGAAAGACTTAAGCAAGCTCGTGAGCGTTATGAAGCGGCAACAAAAGAATTAGCCGAAATTCGAGACAAAGAACTAAAACCTATAGAACTTGAAAAGATAAAAATACGTCAAGAGGGACTAAGTGTTTTGCAAGGTCAACTCAATGAGGAGGCTGAGATGAAACGCAAAGCCAACGAGCAAGAACTATTAGAACTTCAAGTAAAGGGTCAACGTGCGGCAAAGATTGCAGAGCAAGCAAACTCATTCCAAGTTAAAGCAACGTTAGATGGGTTATCTGCAATTGCTTCAATTAGTGAATTGTTTGCAGGTAAATCAGAGAAGGCTGCAAAACGTGCGTTTCAAGTTCAAAAGGCTGCTAACATAGCAACTGCTTTAATTACAACTTATCAGAATGCAACAAGTGCTTACGCTTCTCAGTTTACACCAATACCAACTCCTGACTCTCCTATTCGTGGTGGTATCGCAGCAGGTATTGCAGTAGCTTCAGGTTTAGCTAATGTAGCTAAAATATCTCAACAAAAGTTTGAAGGTGGAACTCCTGTATCAGATGGCGGTGGCGGTGGCGGAGGCTCTATTCCGTCAATGTCTCCATCGTTTAACGTAGTAGGTAACTCAGGATTTAATCAACTCGCACAAATTCAGCAGACACCTGTCCAAGCATTCGTAGTTTCAGGAGAGGTAACATCTGCTCAGGCACTTGACCGCAACCGAATCAAAAACGCAACATTGTAACAATTAAAAGTTGAATAGATATGCAAGTAATTGAATTAATCATAGACGAAAAAGATGCACAAAGCGGAATTGATGCCGTGAGTGTAGTCGAATCTCCTGCCATTGAGGAGAACTTTATTGCACTATCAAAACACGAAGTAGAACTTAAAGAGGTAAGCGCAGAGAAGCGTATTTTAATGGGTGCTGCTCTTATTCCTAACAAGAAAATCTATCGTGTAAACGCAAAGAAAGAGGAGTACTACATCTACTTTTCGGAAGACACCGTGCGTCAAGCTATGGAGTTATTCTTCAAGAACGGAAACCAATCCAACGCAACATACGAACACAAGGACGCAGTCAAAGGAATGACCGTGGTAGAATCTTGGTTAATTGAGGATAGTAAATCGGATAAATCCCAATTATATGGCTTCAATTTGCCAAAAGGAACGTGGATGATTTCTATGAAAGTGGATAATGATGAGGTATGGCAGGACGTGAAAGCTGGCAAGGTTAAAGGCTTCTCAATTGAGGGGTACTTCGCTGACAAGTTAGAAATGTCTTTAGAGCAACAAAAGAAAAATGAAATTATTGAACAACTTAAAAACTTACTTAATGAGCAAATTTAAAACACCAAGCAAAGCAAGTCCTCGTGCTGGTAGCAAAAGAGGCTGCCTATGTGAAGACGGAACATACTCAACCAAGTGTTGTGACGGAAGTTTACAAGCACAAGGCATCGGTAAAACTGCTGAAGTCAACGAACCTGCTCCTACTCAAACTGAGGTTAACGGAGTAAGGACTATCGTACGTCAAAACGGATAAAAATAAAACAAATATAAATCTAAAAATTGTTTAAGTATGAACACTACAAAATCAGTTTACAATCGTTTGTTCGCAGAGGACAAGGTTGAGTTAGAAAAACACGAAGTTGAGTTAGCAAGTGCTACTGACTTACCTAAATTGTATGCCAATGCTTTATCTATGGCAAATGTTTTATTAGGTGAAATGGGTGGTAAAGTAGCTACACTAAAAGCTATTTTAAAACAAAAAGAAACCGAAGGTCTTAAAATGATTTCTGATTTGGATGGTGCAATGATAGATTTTGCAAAAAAGGCAAAAGAATTAGGAATTGACCCTAAAACTGCTCCTCTTTACGCAGACGCAAAAACTGAATTAGACGCATTATACAAAGGAGTGAAATATGTCCAAGGTATTATTGGCAAACTTTAACCAAAAACAAATGAACGAAAAATCAATCTTAAACAAAGTCCGCACACTTTTAGGTTTAGAAGTGAAGTTGGAAACTATGCGTCTATCTGATGGCGTCTCTATGCTCGAAGCAGAAATGTTCGAAGCAGGTCAACCGGTGTTCATCCTAACGGAAGACGAACAAAGAATCCCTGTTCCTGTAGGAGAGTACGAATTAGAGGATATGCGTATCCTTGTAGTTACCGAAGAGGGTGTTATTGCCGAAGTTCGTGAAGCTGCAGAAGTGGAAGAAGAAGTAGAAGTAGAAGCTCCTGCCGTAGAGGAAGAAGTAGAAGCTGCTACCGAGACTGCTCCACAAGCTAAAAAAATCGTTGAGTCTATCGTTAAAGAATCTTTCTTCAGCGAAATCGAAGCACTTAAAAAAGAGAACGAAGAATTGAAAGCGAAACTTTCAGCACAAACTACTGAAGTTGCAGAAGAAGTTGCACCAGTTGAATTGAGCGAAGAGCCTAAGCCTATTTCTTTCAATCCTGAAAACACACAAGCTACCGATGTATTCAAGTTTGCGACTAAAAGAAACGCAACCACTATGGACACGGTATTATCAAGAATTTCAAACATTAAATAATTAACTAATTAAAAACCAATAAGTTATGCCTACGAGCACTTCAATCACTACTACATATGCTGGCGAGTTTGCCGGTAAGTACATCGCTGCAGCTTTATTGTCTGCACCAACTTTAGACAAAGGCGGTATCACCGTTATGCCTAATGTTAAGTACAAGCAAGTTATCAAACGAGTTGCTACTGATGATATCATCAAGAATGCTACTTGTGATTTTGACCCTACGTCTACTATCACTTTGACTGAGCGTATTCTTCAACCTGAGTCTTTCCAAGTAAACTTACAATTGTGTAAGTCTGACTTCCGTTCAGATTGGGATGCTATCCAAATGGGTTACTCTGCATTTGACGTTCTTCCTAAGTCTTTCGCTGACTTTTTAATCGCACACGCTGCTGAGAAAGTTGCTGCAGGTATGGAAACTTCAATTTGGAGAGGTGTTAACGCAACTGCAGGTGAGTTCGCAGGTATTATGACGCAATTGACTACTGATGCTTCTTTGCCATCAGCTCAAGAAGTTGCAGGTACTACTGTTACTGCTGCTAACGTTATTACTGAGCTTGGTAAAATCGTTGACGCTTGTCCTGCTGCTCTTTACGGAAAAGAAGATTTGACTCTTTACGTTTCTTCTAACATCTATCGTGCTTATGTTCGTGCATTGGGTGGCTTCGCTGCTTCAGGTGTAGGTGCTAACGGTTACGATAACAAAGGTACAAACCAACAACTTGGTGATGTATTCTTTGATGGTGTTCGTGTATTCATGGCTAACGGTCTTGCTAACAACACAGCTCTTCTTGCTCAAAAATCTAACTTGTACTTCGCAACTGGTCTTTTGAATGACATGAACGAAGTTAAAGTTTTGGATATGGCTGACATTGATGGTTCACAGAACGTCCGCGTGGTTCTCAGATTTTCGGCAGATGCTAAATACGGCTTTGCTTCTGATGTTGTTACTTACGGAATCACAAACTCTGCTAACTAGTCTTAGCTAAACTTAAATAATCGGGGAGGGCGGTAAAAAACTTCCCTCCCTTTTTTATAACATTAAAAACTTAAAAATATGTCTTGTGATTTAGCAAATGGACGCTTAGAAGTATGTAAGGACGCTATCGGTGGTATCGATGCGGTTTACTTCATTAACTATGGCGACTTTAATCCTGAAACTGACGTTGCATATGTGGCAGGTACTGATACCATCGACACTATCGCTAACGTTACTTCTCTTTACAAATACGAACTCAAAGGGACAAACTCTTTCGAGCAAGTTGTAACTTCTTCTCGTGAAAACGGAACTACATTCGTTGAGCAAACTTTAACAATGACTTTGAAAAAGCAAGATGCTACTACTCACAAGTCTGTTAAATTGCTTGCTTACGGACGTCCTCAAATCGTAGTTCGCAACCGCAACAATCAATTCTTCTTGATGGGTCTTGAACACGGTGCTGAGTTGACTACTGCAAACGTGTCAAATGGTACTGCAATGGGAGACCTCGTAGGTTATACCTTGACTTTTGTAGCGACTGAGACTTTGCTCGCCAATCTTCTTGATTGTACTAATGAGGCAGGTCTTGCAGGTGGCGCAGGCGACGTGTTTGGTGCTACTACCACTATCGTTACTGCATAATCGTTTTCTTCATAGCGTGTGAAAAGGGTGGCATTAGCTGCCCTTTTTGCTTTTAAAACAAATCGGTATCACATTAGTTACTTTAGTATGATTGTACTTACAACATCTACATCAGCTCAGACGTTCTCGTTTATTCCAAGAGATACACCTACATCAATGGTTTTGACTGATGACCAAACCAATGTACCGGTAACAATAGCTATCACATCTCAAACAAGCGGTAATTACGTTAACACGTTGACGGCTACATTCGCTTTAGAAGAAGGACATTTCTACGATTTGGTATTGTACAAAAACACGGACATCGTTTACAAAGATAGAATCTTTTGTACTGACCAAAACATCGTTACATTCTCCGTAAACAACGGAGAGTATACATCTAACACTACATCAAATACGTTCATAGTTTATGAGTAATAACGTACACGTCTTAAACCTATCGGCATACACTACTCCCGTCATTCAGGAGAGTAAGCGTGATGCGTGGGTTGACTTTGGAGAAGACAACAATTACTATCAATTCCTATTGGATAGATACACGAACTCCACCACTAACAACGCAATCATCAATAACATCTCACGTTTGGTTTACGGACGTGGCTTGTCTGCAGTAGATGCTTCTCGCAAGCCTAATGAGTACGCTCAGGCAATGGCTATGTTTTCGAAAGAGTGTTTGCGTAAGATTGCAATTGATAGAAAGATGCTTGGTCAGTTCGCTATTCAGGTACACTACAACGACAAGCACGATAGAATCCTCAAGGCTTTCCATATGCCTGTTAATCTTCTTAGAGCTGAAAAGTGTAACAAAGACGGAGAAATCGAAGCGTACTACTACTCGGATGATTGGACTGACGTAAAGAAATATCCTCCTACAAGAATTCCTGCTTACGGCTATTCTAAAGACAAGATTGAGATTCTATTCTCAAAGCCTTACGCAGTAGGTATGAAGTATTACGCTTATCCTGACTATCAGGGAGCAGTACCTTACGCACTATTAGAAGAGGAGATAGCTGATTATCTAATTAACGAGGTTCAAAACGGATTCTCAGGTACTAAGGTTGTCAACTTCAACAACGGAGTACCAACTGAAGAGCAGCAATCTATCATCACAAATAAAGTCTTAGGCAAACTTACAGGCTCTAAAGGTCAAAAAGTGATTGTTGCGTTCAATGATAATATGGACACGAAAACAACGGTAGACGATTTGCCTTTGAATGATGCTCCTGAACACTACACATACTTATCAGAGGAGTGTATGCGTAAGATTATGCTCGGACACAACGTTACTTCACCGCTACTTTTCGGGATTGCAGGTGCAAACGGATTCTCTTCGAATGCTGATGAATTGCAAAACTCGTTTATATTATTTAACAATATGGTGATTAAACCCCTTCAGGATGAAATACTTGAAGCCTTAGACACTATCTTATCATTTAACAGTATATCACTTAACTTATTCTTTAAGACGCTCAAACCGCTTGAATTTACGGATTTAGAAAACGCACAAAACACGGAGCAAGTCGCAGAGGAAACAGGAACTGAGTTAAGCAAACACGAACACGTTAGCTCAGACGTTGCAAAAGCATTGATTGAACTTGGAGAAGAGCCTTCTGAAAATTGGCTTCTAATAGACGAATTCCCTGTTGACTATGACTTGGACGACTCAGAGAACGAACTGCTCTCTAAAGAGCCTAAAAAGAGCTTATTTAGCAAGTTAGTTGAGTTGGTAAGCACAGGCGATGCACGTCCAAACCTACGAGATAAACAAGACAAGGTAATTGACGGAGTTAAATTCGTCACTCGCTACGTTTACGCAGGTTCAGAGCCAAGAGATAAGTCAAGAGATTTCTGCAATGCAATGATGCGTGCTAAGAAAATCTATAGAAAAGAGGATATCATCAAGATGGGCGCACAAGCGGTTAACAAAGGATGGGGTCCTAAAGGAGCTGATACTTACTCAATTTGGCTTTACAAAGGTGGAGGCAACTGCCATCATCGTTGGAATAAACAAGTATACGCATCATTTGAAGGCAAGGCTTTGGACATTCCTAACGCTAAACAAATCGCACAAGCAAAAGCAGCTAAGTTTGGCTACACAATAAAGAATGAGGCTTTGGTTTCTCAAAGACCTGTTGATATGCCTCACAACGGCTTTTTACCTACTAACCCAATTTACGGAAATCAATAATGGCAACTGCACTACTCATAACACGAGACGATTTAGTTAGGTTTACTGCCGTTAATGGCAACGTAGACACGGATAAATTTATTCAGTTCGTTAAAATCGCTCAGGACATTCACATTCAAAACTACTTAGGCACGAAACTCTTGCAAAAGATTCAGGCGGATATTATCGCAGGTACGCTTTCAGGCAATTACGAAACGCTTGTAGAGACGTATGTAAAGCCTATGCTGATACATTGGAGTCTCGTAGAATACTTGCCTTTCGCTGCTTACACAATTGCTAACAAGGGAGTCTATAAGCACTCATCTGAGAACTCTGAGAACGTAGAGAAAAACGAAGTAGACTTCTTAATTGAGAAAGAACGTCAAATCGCACAACACTACACGGAGCGTTTCATTGACTACATTTGTTTTAACAATGCTTTATTCCCTGAGTACACACTAAATTCAAACGGGGATATGTATCCTGATACGGCAAATAACTATACAGGTTGGTACATATGAGAACACGAACTAAGGTAGGAACATACAAACCAAAAGAAGAAAACATTGAGAAACTTCGTGTTTTTCTAACTAAACTTAACAAAGATGGCAAATAGCAACGGATGGGGAGACGGAGCGGCTAACAACTCAATAGGTTGGGGTCAAGGCGCAAACAATAACATCGGGTGGGGAGACATTCACGCTGACTCTTGGGCAGGTGCTACTGATATAGTAGGTATAGATGCAGACGCTCAGGCATTTATTACTGCTGCTGCTATAACTGACCCTGTTCAAATCAACGCAATCAACACGCTTGTAGAGGGGATAAAGACTGACGGCATTTGGACTAAAATGAAAGCCATTTACCCTTTTGTAGGAGGTACTGCATCAACTCACAAATGGAACTTAAAAGACCCTCGTGATTTAGACGCTGCCTTTAGATTAGTATTCAACGGAGGATGGACGCATTCAAGTAATGGTGCTACTCCTAATGGAACTAATGGGTATGCTGATACGAAGTTAGTGCCATCGTCCGTGTTGCAGTTGAATAGTGCTTCTCATTCAGTTTATTCAAGAAGTTTATCTCCTGTTGGCATTATGGGAGGTGTTAATGATGTTACTAACTATATGATTTTAAACAATCCAACATCTACAACTATAACTTCACAAATAAATTCTCTTGGCGCAGATTTTATAACGGGTACAATTACAAATTCTCAAGGTTTGTTAATGGTAAACAGGATTAGTTCTACAACTATAAATGCTTGGAGAAACTCAACAAAAATTGCAACTGATACAAAAAATAGCACATTTAGACCTGCTATAAATTATTATGTAGGAGCAAGAAATAATGGAGGTTCGCCCTCAGGTTATGATGCTAAACAATATGGCTTTTATCACATAGGCGACGGCTTAACAGACACCGAAGCAGCAAACCTTTACACACGAGTACAAGCATTCCAAACCGCATTAAATCGCCAAGTATGATAACTTACAACACAAAAGATTTAACTGACATTGACGTAACAACCTTAGTAGGTTTGTTGACTGAGGTACAAAAAGACGAATTACAAGGTCAATGGTACGCACCTGACTCGTTCTATAACAGCATCCAAGATTTGAACGATAACTGGATAATTTCAGTAGATGAGATTGCAAACACTATCAATCCTGCAACTGAGTGGGTGAAAGATTTGCCTTTGACTATTTACATTCCTAAACCTACACCAAGTCCGTTCTAATGAGACATAAAGACGCAATCGGTTCAATGTACTTTCTTTGTGGTTACGCAACGGCTATTGCGCTAATCGTAGAAGGCGAACATCTATATCATAAACTATTTGCTGCTTGTATGGCGTTTTACTTTACTTGGCACGTTATCGAAAACTATGAAAACTAAATCTCTACTCTTTGTTTCTTTATTGTCCGTGTTAGCGCCAGTTCAGCCGATGGTATTGATGGCTATCTTCTCAATCATTTTAGATACTGCTTTCGGCATTTGGCGAAGCGTAAAGAAAAACGGATGGAAATCAATTCGCTCTCGTAGGCTATCAAATACGATTTCTAAGAGCCTTTTATATAGCGGTGCAATAGTATTTATCTTTTTACTTGAAAAGTTCGTCTTAGCTGATTTATTAGGCTACTTCATTTCGGTAGATTTACTACTCACTAAAGCCTTTACTGCGTTCTGCGTATTCACGGAAGTAAAGTCAATCAACGAGAGCTACTATTCAGTCACAGGTATCAACGTTTGGGACAAGTTTATAGCCTTTGTTAAACGTAGCAAAGAGCAAGTTGACGAATTGAAATAACATCACTTGGTGTAAACCAAGCACCCCTCAGCGATACTGTTGTTGAGGGTTTATAATGTCCATTAAAACGGGCGAAAAACTGGACATTTGTCCTTTTAATTACAAGTTATGGAGATAATAGAGAAATACATCAAGTTCGTTAAAAAGTGGGAAGGCGGTCTCAGCAGAGACAAGAACGATTCTGCTTCGTCTTTTCCTTGTCCTACACCATATAACGGCAAAACAGGGTGGCACACTAACGCAGGTATAACTTACGCTGCTTGGGTTAAGTTCTACGGAAACACGAAAGATGCAGACTTTTATCGTATGCCTTCCGATATGTGGTTTCAAATATTCAAAAAAGGCTATTGGGATAAAGTTAAAGGAGACGCATACAATTCACAAAACATTGCAGCATTTGTGACAGGTATGGCTTGGGGTTCAGGTGCTAAACAAGCAGGTATCTCTTTACAACGAGTGCTTAACTTACTCGGTAAAAAAGTAGCGATAGACGGAGTAATTGGAAACCAAACTATTTTAGCAGCTAATTCAATACCTCCAAGAGAACTATTCGATGCCTTAGCTAACGAGCGTGAGCGTTTCTTGTATGCTATTGGAGTAGGTAAAAATGCAAAGTTTCTAAAAGGGTGGCTAAACCGCTTAGAAGACTACAAAAAGACTTTTCGTCCGTAAGCCTATAACCTTAAAAAGTATATGTTATAACCTTAAAAAACTATTATTTTTAGTATATTTGTAAGGATAAAACCTTATAAAATATGATATACTTAATTTCACATCAAAACGAATACTTAAAAATTGGATATACTAAAAACATTCGCAAAAGACTTTCGCAACTACAAGTGTCAAGCCCTGTTAAATTAGAGGTGCTGCATCTTATAAAAGGTGATTTTAATTTGGAGAAAGAACTGCATTTATTGTTTAAAGAATATAGCTCAAATGGTGAATGGTTTTATTACAATGACGAAATAATAAACTATTTTAGAAGTCAAGAATGTTTAATGTGGGAAAATGGATTTACTGATTATGAAAAACCCCCTGTAATTGGGTATATAAAAAATGAAAGGCTAAAGAGAAATATGTCGCTTCAACAAGTTGCTGAAATGTACGGGTGTACTGCGCAATCAATGCTTGAAATAGAAAAAAGAGAAATGCAAGGAGGTTTGACGCTATCCATACTTTACAAAATAGCAAAACTCTATAATAAGAAATTTGAATATAGAATGGTATGAAAAAAATAATTTTGATTTTGTCGCTAATATTGGTGATTTTTGCGACAGGATGTTCCGCTAACTATCACATCCGTAGAGCAATGAAAAAAGGATTTAGCGTGGGGGAGTCCGCTGATACAATCCGCATTTCTACGATAGACTCAATTCCGCACGTTTTAAGAGACTCAATTTATTGGGAGAAGGTATTAGTCCAAAAAGATACAATCGTTCGTTACAAACGCTTAGAAGTGCCTAAAACACGCTTTGAGACTCGTATTGAATATAAGTTAAAACGAGATACCCTGCGAATGATTGAAAAAGTTGAGGTTGTCAAGTGGAAAACGGAGAAGAATAAAAACAAGAAACCAAATCTTTGGTTGTTTATCATAGGCTTTGTTGCAGGATTTGCTGCGAACTGGCTTATGAAGTTTGCTAAATACACTTTATGAAGATACCAAGAATACGCTTGAAGCAAGATGAGTTTGAAATCATTGAGCAATATAGAGCGATTAAAGAGCAGTCTAACGGACTTGGCTTGAATGATGCTGACGTAAAACACGGATGGCTAAAATCAAAGAAGGCGTCATTGTTCTTCAAAAATCCGAACTTTAAGGAATCAGAAGAACAGAACTATGAGAAGATTCGTGCTAGTATTTTAGATGAGATTCGTGTTTATGCACCGAAATACCCTACAATAACACGGACTCCAAGCAAAGACGGACACTTATTAGTCATAGACCCTGCTGACATCCACATTGGTAAGCTCTGCGATGCTTTCGAGGTAGGAGAGGTATATAACAACCAAATTGCAGTACAACGTGTCTTAGAGGGGGTGCAGGGCATTTTAGACAAAGCAAGCGGATTCAACATTGATAAGATTCTATTCATTGGTGGAAACGACATTCTACACATTGATACTCCAAGACGGACTACTACGTCAGGAACACCACAAGATACCGATGGAATGTGGTACTCTAATTTCTTAATTGCTAAAAAACTCTACGTTGAAATTCTTGAAAAACTTATTGGGATTGCTGATGTTCATTTCACTTTCAATCCCTCAAATCACGATTATACTCACGGCTTCTTTCTTGCTGACGTTATTCAAACTTGGTTTAAAGACTGCTCAAACATTACTTTTGACTGCTCTATTGCACATCGAAAAGGCTTCCAATACGGAAAGAACCTTATCGGCACGACTCACGGAGATGGAGCGAAACACGGAGACCTCCCTTTATTGATGGCAACCGAGTTTCCTTTAGAGTGGAGTCAAACCAAACACAGGTACGTTTACACGCATCACGTTCACCACAAAACTTCAAAGGACTATATTGGTGTTACGGTAGAATCACTCAGGTCACCATCAGGCACGGACTCTTGGCATCATCGTAACGGCTACACAGGTGTTCCGAAAGCAGTCGAAGGCTTTATCCATCACAAAGAATTTGGTCAGGTAGCACGTTTAGTTCATACATTTTAGTATATTTGTACACCTAACCACTACTACATAGCGTAAGAGCCTCCTTAATCGGGGGCTTTTTTTGTTTTCGTGACATTTTTATGGGTGTATTTGTTACGAGAATTGCACCTCATCAGGTATAAAACGCACGGATGTGTTTACTTTAGCACCCTATCAGGTATAAATTACATCTCTTGAAAGCCTTGTAAACACTACAAATTTTAAATTTAACAAAAAAAATGTTAAAAAAATATGTTAATAAACTTGCGTATGTTGATATAAGGATATAATTTTACACTCGTAATCAATTAAATAATTAAACGCTATGAACAAAGAACAAATTTTAGACCTTATCCGCAGTAAAGAAAAAGAGTTGTATGACGAGCTTTTAGATATGCGCTCATCATTCGGAGCAAATGACCGTGGAACGCTACACACCCAAGCGCAATGGGGTGCATTAGTTAACTTACTTGATACAATCGAAGAAAATGAAAACAATTAAAAACTTAGACCAATACCAACGTGATACTTTAGGCGGTGGCATTATAATGATTTTAGGGCTCGTGTTTTTGTACTGGCTTGCTTCAACAAATAGCTACCCTGTATTAGATGCCAAAACACGGAATCATCAAACGTACAAAAAGCAAAGCTACGAACTGCCTGCATCTTTTAATAAATACTCAAACCACGTGTACAATGACAAATACGGAAAATAAATATTGGTTTTCAGAGCAAAGCAATGACGCTTACTCAAGAATTTTAACGGCAGATGTTTACTCTCGTTACGACGATGAGCACGTTGCCACAATAGACATAATGTATCACTTTAATCCCATTGACGAAAATGAATCTTGGACAATCGAATCAGCAGAATGGAGCAAAGAGCTCACAATTGCAGAGGCAGAAAATGTATTCGCAGAACTTACTCACGGAGCTTCCGACCACTTCCACGAGTTCGCATACCAGTGCTATCACTTTGACCCATTCGACGAAGATAGTTGGTTTATTTAACCGACAACAAATGGAGCATTTTTGGACTAATTTTAATTACGATTTATACAACCGCATTTGCGAAATAAAATATTCAGAGTTATGAGATACAAACTAACATACCAAGTCGGACTCGCAGTAGTCCAAGAGTGGATACTCACTTCACAATCTTTAGCATACTGGAAGAAGATGGACTTACTTGAATCAGGTAGATACAACGACGGCAAATTTATTGTCATACCAATAGAATCAATATGACAAGACTTGAACTCATAGAGCAACTCATAGAGCAACACGGACTCAAGACACCTAATAGAAGTCGCAACTATCTTTACAAGCGTTACTACCTTTACAACGAGCTGCGTAAACTCGAATACACTTTGGAGGAAATAGGCAATATGTTTGGCAGAGACTACTCAACGGTAATTCACGGACTACGGCAACACGAAGACTTACACCGATTTGGATACGAGGACTACAAGATAGCTACAAAGCAAATAGATGAAGTCTTACACGGCTCAACGCTTCCTTACTACGATGATGAGCCTGATTTAGTAAAAGACGTTCTGAAGGCAAAAACTTACTCGCAGTTTAAAAAGATTCAGCGGCATATAAAGCTCGGTAAATATGATGAAGTTTCAAACGAATGCAACTTTATTGAAAGTTAAACGTTATATTTGTAAGCGGTTCGGTCTCACACCATAGAACCAAAAGGAATTATTGAAGCCTTATAATGAAATCGAAGTGAGACCCGATGGATTTATGAGGCTTTTTTGTTACTTAAAAATTAATAAAATGGAAGAAATTTGGAAAGACGTGCCTGACTACGAAGGATTGTATCAGGTGAGTAATTTAGGTAGAGTAAAAAGTTTTAAATGGGGTAAAGAAAAAATTTTGAAAGGAAGTTTAAATAATGGAGGTTATATTACATTTGGTTTGCATTCGGAAAAATTCAGGACATATTTCGCACATCAATTAGTGGCTATGGCTTTTTTAGGTCATAAACCTAATGGTTATAATTTGGTTGTTGACCATATAAATGATGATAAGTTAGACAATAGAGTGGAAAATTTACAACTTGTAACGAACAGATTTAATGTTTATAAAACACAAGGAGACTACTCAAGCCAATACAAGGGAGTTTATTGGGATAAACAATGTAACAAATGGATATCCAATATTAAAATAAATAAAAAGAAACATTATTTGGGTTTATTTGAAAACGAATACGATGCTCATTTAGCTTATCAAAACGCACTTCAAAATTTAGAGCAATGAGTAAAGAACTTCCCTTCTTTAAGTTTAACGCTACCGAGTGGATTACTGGCAACATTAGTTACGAGCCATTTGAATTGCAAGGTGCATTTATCAGCGTATGTGCTGAATACTGGAATAGGAATAACTGCCTGACTATTGCAGAAGCAAAGCTCCGTTTACGCAATTCCGATTTGATAGATAAGTTAATTGAAAAAAAATATTTAAAGACGAAAAAAGAAAAACTTGTAATTTTATTTCTTGATAATGAGCGTGAAGAAATATCGGCTAAACGATTGAAACTCAGCGAGTCAGGACGTAAGGGTGGCTTAAGCAAGGCTAAAGCGACGCTAAAGCAAGGCTATAGCATAAAAGAAGAAGATAAAGAAGAAGAAATAGATATAGATTTAAAGCCCAAGCCTTCGGCTAAATATAGTTTTTTAGCTTCGCTTCTTGACAATGGATTTGATGAAAAGTTATCTCGTGAATGGATGGAAGTTCGTAAGCAAAAGAAAGCCGTAAACACTCAGACTGCATTTGATGATTTTATGACTCAGGTAAAAAAACACGGAGGTGACCGAAACAAAATCTTGCGTAAATGCGTAGAGCGTTCTTGGAAAGGATTTAATCACACTTGGTTAGAGAAAGAAAATGACACATTGTTAAACGCATTAAACCGAACAAGATGATACTAAAACAAGGAGATTCACTTCAGTACCTACTTGATGTCAGAGATGGTAAAATCAAACAAGGTCTTGGACTTGATTGTCAATTAGACGAATACTTACGATTCAAACCAAAGCAACTAAACATCATTTTAGGACACGACAATGTTGGTAAGACGTATTGGATAAATTGGTACTTCTTAGCACTTGCACTAAAACACGGACTAACATTCTGCATTTGGTCAGGAGAGAATCAGAAAGGACAAATCTTACGAGATATGATTCAGATGTACAGAGGTAAGCACTTTAGTAAACTAAGTCATTCTCAAATCAGCGGAGACTTGGCGTACTTGGAGCAGTTCTTTACTTTCATTGACAACTCGAAGCTCTACAAACCTGACGATATTTTAGCCTTGTTTAAAGAAAGCGGAGCGAAAGTGGGATTGATAGACCCGTTTACAGGACTTGACCGAGAGATGAGTTTTACAGGTAACTACGAATTTATGAACCGAGCAAGACAATTTGCTAATCAAACGGGAATGACGATATACATTAACACGCACCCAAACACGGAGAGTGGCAGAACAGGTAACTTGTATCCTGACGGAGATTTAAAAGGACATCTTAAAGCACCTTTAAAAGACCACATAGAAGGCGGTAAGGCTTTCTTAAACCGATGTGATGATATGATTGTAGTACATCGTCTAATTAAACATCCCGAGCATAAATACAAAACTTGGATTCAAGTCGAGAAAGTCAAGGATATGGAAACAGGCGGAAAGCACACGGCAATTGATGACCCTGTTATCTGCGATTTTAACAACGGAATCGGCTTTGAGATTTACGGAGTAGACCCACTTAAAGACCTCAGGCCAAAAGAAATACAAAAATCAATTGATGGAGAATTGATGTCAACAAGCGAGAAACTCCGTAGATTAGCAAACCAAACACCTTTCTAAAATGGATATCGGACTACAAAAAATCAAAACAGGAGTCAACCTGTGGGCTATCAAAAGACGGATTCAAAACGCCCGTGAGAACATCTTAAAAACAAGACCTGATGCAACTGACTACATCAAAGGAGCAGAGCAATCAGAGCAGGAGTTATTAGAGGCTATCAGCTTTCTTACCAACTTGTATGAACACGCAATCTCATTGAGCCGAGAGAATACGATTTTAGCCAATCGAAACATTGAGCTGACACGAATAAAACACGAATTAGAACAACAAATTAAGTATAACAAAATTGAGAATGAGTTATGAAAAATAAAAAACTAAAAACATTTGAATTAACCACAGAGGGAGAAATACACAACATAACATTTAATATTCAAGATAATACCTTCATTGAAAAACAAAAAGAAATCTATAAACTATTAACTGAAAACGTGAGAACTGAATACTACATAGTAGATAAAGACGGAAATTACATATTATTAAATAAAGATAACTTATGAAAAAAGAAAAGAAATTAGTAGCATTGACCGCCTTCCTTCCGGTGTTGGCAGATTTCATTGAGGATTTAAATGACCAGTATGTCTTCAAGCAGAATTTAAAACGCAAAGCAAACATCCTTGCGGAGGAAATTCAGAAGGTGGATAGAGACATCCTACGAATAGACGGAGAGAACGCAGGTAAGATATTTGACGAGCAGATTCAATTGCAGATTTTGTTTCGCCAATGGATTGAAGAAGTAATTGAAATAGACTAAAAAAACACGTTATGAAGATTTTAAACTTATACGCTTGCCTGGGAGGTAACCGATACAAATGGGATGAGGTTGCTGACAATTTAGAAATAACTGCGGTAGAGCTTGACCCTGAAGCAGCACGTTTATACCAAGAGAGATTCCCAAATGATACAGTAATTGTAGCCGATGCGCACCAATACTTGTTAGACCATTACAAAGAATTCGATATAATTTGGAGTTCTCCTCCTTGTCCGAGTCATTCAAGAGCCAGGTATTGGAACAGTTCAAACTATGATACATCAGTTAACGCAATTTATCCGGATTTAAAACTTTACGAAGAAATCTTGTTTTTGCAGCACTATTTTAAGACAGGAAAGTATATAGTTGAAAACGTCATTCCATATTACGAGCCTTTAATACCTGCACAAAAAAGAGGTCGACATTTGTATTGGACAAACTTTGTTTTACCAAATGATTTACAAGATAGACGTTTTGCAATAACCCAAGCAAAAAACGAATTAAAAGGATTATGTGAATTCCACGATTATGATTTTAAACAATACAAAGGAGAGCAAAGCGTTGTTAAAATGGCTCGTAACCTGGTAGATTATGACGCAGGTAAAACAATACTTGAAACCGCTTTAAACATAGTTAAGAAATCAAATACAAACCAAACAAGCATTTTTGATTATGATATGTAAACACGGATTTTATACTTGTATAAATTGCCTTAAAGAAATTGAATCAATGTGTGATACTTGTGAAAATGGAGATAACTACGAAATAAATGAAGATTATGAGGTGCAAGAACTGCAAGGAGAAGTTTGAGCCAATCCGCTTCAATCATAAATATTGTCTAAAAGACGAATGTGTCCGTGCTTTTGTAGCTGAAGCCAAAGAGAAGATGTGGAAGCAGACTAAAGTCAAGATGAAGAACGACATAAAGACGAACTCTGATTGGCTAAAAGAAGCTCAAGTAGTATTCAACCGATACATCCGTGAACGTGATAAAGGACTAAACTGCATCAGTTGCGGAAAGAAACCTCTGAAAAAAAATTGCGGTCACTTCTACAGTCAAGGTGGACACGCTAATGTTCGATTTGATGAAGACAACTGCCATCTTCAATGTGAGCATTGCAATACTTTCCTGAGTGGTAATCTACTAAACTACCGAGAAGGTCTCTTAAAACGCATCGGAGAGGCTAAATTGGACGCTTTAAGTCAACGTGCTAACGAAACACGGAAGTACACAAACGATGAACTGCAAGAATTGATAAAAAAATATAAAAAAAAGATTACTGAATTGAATTAATTTATATCTTTGTCTAAACTTTTAATTTTTACGCTATGAAGAATCTATTTAAATCGTTGGCATCGTTCCAACAAGAAGTGCCTGTCATTCACAAGGCAACGCAAGGTTACGGTTACTCTTATGCAGACCTACCTAAAATCTTTGAAGTAATCAATCCGCTTTTAGCTAAACACGGACTTGGCTTCACTCAAAACATCTTTACAAAGGATGGAGAGACTCGCTTAGAAACAATGATTTTCCACGTTGAGACAGGAGAGAATATGACAAGCGCAGTAGCTATTCCTTACGTTCAGTTGAAAGGTATGAATGATTTTCAGTCCTTCGGTTCGGGCGTGACCTACTACCGCAGGTATGCCATCTCGGCTGCTCTTTCGCTTGTGACGGATAAAGATACCGATGCTGCCGGTGAGCAAGTTAAAACTGAGAAAGCTAAACCTGCCATAGACCAAAAGCGTTTTAGCGCAGCAGTACAAGCCATTGCCAAAGGCGAATACACTCGTGAGAAGCTCGAAGCATCGTTTGCATTAACTGAAGGTCAAATAGATATTCTTAACGCACTATGAAGGCTCTCAAAATTAGGTGTTCTGCCATCGGGAAACTAATGGCTACACCTCGCTCTAAAAGCGAACTACTAAGCCAAACTGCAAAGACATACATTCACGAGTTAGTATTAGAACATAAATACGGTATCCGTAAGGAGTTTTCAAGCCGTTACACGGACAAAGGATTGCAAGTTGAAGATGAATCTATCTCGTTGGTCAATGATGTCTTAGACGTTAAATTTATTTACAAGAATGAAGAGTATTTTGAGAACGATTGGATAACAGGAACACCTGACGTAAACACGGAAGATGTATTATTAGACGTGAAAAGCTCTTGGGATGCTACTACTTTTCCGTTTTTTGATACCGAGATACCTAACAAAGACTACTTTTATCAGCTTCAAGGATATATGTGGCTCACAGGAAAACAACAGTCAATGCTTTGTTACTGCCTTGTAGATACTCCTATCGAAATGGTAGAGGATGAAATCAGACGTGCGCATTGGAAGCTACACAAACTTGACGAGGATATGGATTTGCGTGAAGAAGTAGAGAGTAAGCATCAGTTTTCACACATACCAAAGAACCGAAGAGTCAAAGTTTTCTACGTACAAAAAGACGAACAAGTAATCGAGCAGATAAAATCTAAAATAGAAGATGCTCGTGAGTATTACAACGCACTAATTCAAATGCTATGAAAGAATTTATGGTAAAGGAACTTCTTGATAGATACGAGAAGTCAATACAGGAAGCCACATACTACAAAGCAAGGGTAAATAGACACGAAGACGATTTACGAAAGGCTAATAGAGAAGCTCAGCAATTAAGAGTAAACATTCATTTGCTTGAAGCTAAGATTGAGGAACTACAAAAAGACGAACAATGAAAATAGAACTAACAACAAAAGAGCTTCAATCAATGGTAAGGGGAAGGTCTCCTTATTATGACGCATTTAATCATCCATTAGTTAAGAAAGCAGGTCATTCATTTTGTGAACCTTATGGTAGCACGAGTTGGAGTAATTTAGATAATCTTACTGATGAGGAACTTTACGAATTGTATTTAATAAATAAAAATAGTTGGAAAAGATGAACCAAGAAGTAAAAGACCAAGTAGTTTTAGCCGTGATGGCGAAATATGCTGAACGCTCTGCAACAGGATTACGAAAATACGGAACTACATTAGACCGAGAAGACCTAACTATCTTTGATTGGATAAATCACGCTCAGGAGGAGGCTATGGATTTCACTTTGTACCTTGAAAGAATTCGTAAAGAGATAAGCCTTGAGAAAGTTAAGAGCTTCAGCGAAGGCTACCGAGAAGCAATTAACAACCAAAAAGGCTGCGCGTGCTATGGCAGTAACTCAATGCACGAATGCAATTGTAAATAAACACGAACTAAATAAATCAGAATAAGATGGAACTATTCAAAAGTAAATGGGGTCAATGGATAGACCTATCAACTGCGGGGTATATGGGGTATAAGTATTTGCTTCAAGCAAGAAGACATAAAGACGGAAGAATACAATACAGAGTAGAAAAAAGTCAAGATAGTTACACTTGCAACATCCCAACACTTGAACAATTACAAAAAGTAACCTTTAAATCAAAATAAAATTATGAGTTGGATAGAAGATAATTTAGATTGGAAAATTTTAGAAGATTATATGAACCCAAAAGAAGAAATCATAGAAGATGTTACAAAAAAAGAAATATTAGATGTTTTATATGAAATAAGCACATTAGTTTCAGATGACATAGAATTTTCTAAAGAACTTAATGAAAAGTTTAAAAGAGTTGAAAAATATTTAGAATCAGAATAAGATGAACAAATGGGATAAATTAAACAAAGAATTTGATGAGGCTTTGGATTCTATGACTTCAGAAGATTGGAAGAGTTGGTATGAAAGATTCAAACAAAAACAAATAAATAAAAATAAGATGGGACTAATCAAAGATAAAGCCGATAGCCTAAAAAATGAACCTTATCATAAGAGGTTAAGAAGGTGGCTAAAGTTTAAACTATGGGTATGGAAACACGAACTAAATAAATCAGAATAAGATGGAAAAAGAATTAACAGCAGTAGAATGGTTTGCAAAGCAAGTATTAAGTGCAAGGCAACTTGGTTTTATTTCAAATGAAAAGTTCAATGAACTTCTTGACCAAGCCAAAAAAATGGAGAAGCAAGATAAATTTAAGGAGTACGATGAAGGATATGACCTTGGATTAAATCACGGCAGACAAATTCATCGTGGAGGATTTAGAGGTGCAGATGGACCAATACTAAAGTAAAGAATTATATAAATTACAAAAAGATGGAAGTAGATATATTTTTGCTACCGATAATTATGTTTTCAGGTGGTGTTTTAGTAGGTATTATGATAGGAACAAATAAACCAAAATAATATGAAATATACATTTTTAATATTACCTCTTTTTGCTTTTAGCAAGTACAATGATGGCTCAAAAGAAATAACTTTTGGGTGGTTTAAAAAGACTTGGACTTTAAAATTCTAACCTTTAAATCAGAATAAAATGGAAAGAAACTATATTATCAAAGTAAGTGGTCAATATGTGGTTTTAACAGAAGGTCAGTATGAACAGTATTTAATTTATGGTATTTAAATCAGAATAAGATGACACCAAAAGAAAAAGCAAAACAAATACACAGCACGCATTATTATGCAATATCTTCAGATGGTTCGTACTCATTTGAAATAGCAAAAGAATGTGCATTGATTTCAGTTAATGAGATAATGAAAGCACCGTTTGAAAATAGTTACTTGGAATTAGTTCCAGATGACGCACCAGATTCTGATTGGTATTGGGATAAATTCAGAGAATATTGGGAGGAAGTAAAATACGAAATAAATAACCTTTAAATCAGAATAAGATGAAAGTAACCATAGAATACGATGACAAAGACGAAGCAATCCAAGCGTTAAACGCTGAGAAATGGCAAGGTGCAATGTGGAAGCTTGACCAAGAGTTGCGAGGGATATTAAAACACGGATACATCGGAAACCAAGAAGCTACCGACTGCGAGTTTTTAGTGTACACCAAATGCCGTAAGATGTTACGTGAAGCAATGGAAGACAACGACATAACCTTTGACATATGAAACAAGACGACAACGAATACCTTGCAGCAATCAGCACGATGATACTGGTAACAGCTATCGCAATTATTTTAGTAATCAATTTAATCTATAATTTATAATGGAAACAAAGAACAACGCGGGTGCAATCTTTAAGAACACGAACAAGAAAGCTGACAACCATCCTGACTACAAAGGAAAGGTAAACGTAAACGGAAAAGAGATGGAAGTAGCTCTTTGGGTAAAGCAAGGCAAAGCAGGTAGTTTCTTCTCAGCATCATTCAGCGAGCCGTATGTAGCACCGACTGAAGAGAGAAGACCGATTGGAGATAGTATTGATTACGACCTTCCTTTTTAGTATGTACATTGACGATGATACACTCCGAAAGCAACTGAATAGGATATTGTATACAAAAACACGAAACCAAATAGTCCAAGAGATAAAAGCCAAAGGACTAAAGATGCACCAGTTTCAGTTAAACAACTTCCTACAAGGTAAAGACGTAACCTTATCAACCTTACACAAGATAGATAACTACGTCACGAGAGAGATTTACTTAAACAACTTAGAGCCACTTTAACAGGTGGCTTTTTTAATTTATTTGTGTGATTAGAAATTAGTCTTATATTTGTTTAGAATTTAACCAATGGATGCACTCAAAATATTAGCAGACCACCACAAAGAATGGGTAAAGATTGTCCGTTCATTTGGAGAGCAAGACCTTGCAGAAGATGTAGTGCAAGACGTTTACCTCAGAATAGTCAAGTACAACTACGAGGAGAAGATACTCAAAGACGGAAAGCCAAACATTGCATTGATGTGGATGATGCTTCGCAACCGAGCATTCGAAATAAACAAAACGGGCAGCGTTCAGTTTCTATCTTTAGACGAAGTAAGAGGAGTAGCAGATGCGGAGTCAGAGTTAGAAAAACACGAAGCCTTAGAACGCATACATTTAAAGATACAGGAAGAGATGGATAATTGGCATTGGTACGATTCAATGTTGTTTAAAGTCTACAAGGAAGGTAACGCATCAATGAGAGACATAGCTAAAGACTCAGGCATCTCACTCACTTCGATTTTTAACACGCTAAAGAACTGCAAGGAAAGATTGAAGGAAGAAGTCGGAGAAGACTATACTGATTTTACAAACCAAGATTACGATTTAATATAACTAAAATGGCAAAAACACGAACACCAAGAAAAAAAGCAGAAGGCTTAGGAGATACAGTAGCAAATGTATTAGAAGCAACAGGAATAGCTAAGGTAGCTAAATTCGTATTAGGCGAAGATTGTAACTGCGAAGAGCGCAAGCAGAAACTCAACGAGTGGTTTCCATACCGCAAACCTGAGTGCCTAACTGAAGAGGAATACAACTGGCTTACGGAAACACGAATCCTTGAAAAAGACGATTTCAAAATGATGGAAGTAACAAGAGTAAGAGAAATCTACTCAAGAGTAATGAAGATACGTTTAGAGCCGTCATCTTGCGCTTCTTGCTTTAGAGAGATTGTATTTAACCTAAGAAAGATTTACCAAGCATACGAAGCCTAACTAAACACGGACACCAATGGCAAAAGTAGGAAGACCAAGAAACGTAGAAACACCTGAAGAAATGTACAAACTATTCAAGGAGTATAAAACATACGTCAAAGACAATCCAAGATACAAGTACACACTAAACCAAAGAAGCGGAGAAATGGTTGCAGAACCTCTCGAAGTCCCTTTGTCACTCGAAGGCTTTGAGGTCTACATCTATCAAAAGAAAGGCTTTTTTATTGAGCAGTATTTTAAGAATCAAGGAGAGATTTACAATGAGTTTGTTCCTATCTGCTCATATATAAAGCGAGAAATACGCACCGACCAAATCAACGGAGGTATGGTAGGTCAGTACAACGCATCAATCACACAACGTTTAAACGGACTAACTGAGAAGACTGAAACGACTGTCACAATGGAGATGCCTTTATTCCCTGACGAACCAAAAGCAATAGACGCAGATGTTCAAACGAACTACCTCGATTAACAAAATACTGTCGTTAAAAAGACGGATAAAAATCATTCAAGGCGGAACTTCCGCAGGGAAGACGTTTGGCATCCTTCCGATACTGATAGACAAGTGTGCTAAAGAAAAGGGCTTAGAAGTCTCCGTAGTAGCTGAGACGATACCTCACTTGAGAAGGGGTGCGTTAAAAGACTTCCTAAAGATAATGCGTTGGACTAATCGCTACTTTGACGATAGGTTCAATAAGACCTTACTTAGATACGATTTTGCTAACGGCTCATCAATAGAGTTCTTCTCAGCAGACGATGCGTCTAAACTTCGTGGTGCGAGACGTGACATCTTGTACATTAACGAGTGTAACAATGTGACGTTTGAGGCTTACAATGAGCTGGCAATCCGTACCAAGCGAGAGGTGTATTTGGACTTTAACCCTGCCAATGAGTTTTGGGTACACAAGGAACTCAAAGACGAACCGGACACGGACTTTATAATCTTAACCTATAAAGACAACGAAGCATTAGACGAATCAATCGTAAGTCAGATAGAGAAGAACCGAGAGAAAGCAGAGACGAGTTCGTATTGGGCAAATTGGTGGAGAGTTTACGGACTTGGAGAGGTAGGTAGTCTTGAAGGAGTAGTCTTTAACAATTGGAAAGAGATTGACACAATACCAAGCGATGCTAAGTTAGTAGGCATAGGATTGGACTTCGGATACACGAATGACCCAACGGCAGCGATAGAGGTTTACAATTGGAACGGAAAACGAATAGTAAACGAACTTGTTTACCGCACAGGAATGGTCAACTCTGACATTGCTAAAATCCTTCCGAGCAATGTAGTGATTTACGCTGATAGTTCCGAACCTAAGTCAATCGAAGAAATCAAACGTCAAGGAAAGACGATTAAAGGAGTGACGAAGGGTACTGACTCAATCAACTACGGTATTGACGTAATGCAAAGACAGGAGTATTTAGTGACCAAGCAAAGCACGAACCTAATCAAAGAGCTAAGGTCTTATTGTTGGGATACTGACAAGCAAGGTCAACGTATGAGAAAGCCGATAGACCATTACAATCACGCTATTGACGCGCTAAGATACCACGAGATGGAAGCACTCGGACTAAAATCAAACTATGGACAATACAACATCCGATGAACTGCCTAAAATGATTAGGGTGGTTGAACAGTACATCAAGGATAAGACCGGCAGAAAGGTGCATATTGTGTTCAACGATGTGTTCAACGTTAGAAGACACTCTCAGATGTTAGCTCAGGCTTATGCGTGTGTGTTACAAAAAGACGAATCACAAG